CCTCCCGCCCGCTTGCCCGGATGTTGATCGACGTTGCTGTGCCGGCTAGGGTGGAGATAAACCCACTCGCCGCCAGCACCTGGCCGACAATCTCAGGGAAAGTATATACCTCAGCGGCTTGCAACGTCTTGGTTTTCGTGATCAAGTTCTGATTGCCGGCGGTGTCACCGCTTGTAACCAGGTTGATGCTCAAGGTCGCAGCGGTGGCGCTGTAGTTGGTAGCGGTGAACTTGTCGATGATCGTCGTTACAGACGTAGCGGTGTACTGCGTGGTCTGGCTGTTCTCCGCAGTCTTGGCGGGGATAAGAACTTTTACATAGACTGCCATGATTGACTCCGGCTAGGTGAAACTGACTTCAATAGATGAAGTGACGGGCGGTGCGGTTGAAAACACTATATTAGATCCACTAAGCGCGTAAGTGTTTTTCTGCTGGTAGACGCCGTTGATGTAGACGTTCGTGGTGTTTTCGCTAATTGCATTGCCGAGCGCAAAACTGACCGTTGTGCCGTCGCCGGTAAAGTTGGAAATACTTGGTATTAGCCCCGTAGCGTTAATGTTGTCGTAGGTTGCAATCAACACCGCTGCTGAGGTTTGCAAGACAAACTTGTAGCTGGCAAGCAACAACCAAATCTCACCACCAGGCACCCGCCCTGCGGAGTTCAGCACGATTGGATTCGTGTGTGCTGTCGTTCCCGCACTGGTCGTATAGGTCGCCTGCGGTGTGGTGGTGCCCGCCGCGTAGGTGTAGATCAGACCACCGGCCAGCGGCACGCCGTTGTTGTCAAAGAACTGCCAGCCGACGCCGCCGAATGCTGAAAGGTTTACGCTCATGTTGGTTCCTTAATGTAAGCCGCAATCACTTCATCGGTATGCACCGCCGCACAGATCGCCTGCACTTTGGCATCTTCATCACTGTAGTCGTCACCCGGCGCTACAACGTGGCGGTGGAACGTACTGCTGATCTGTTTGCCATCTTCTTTGATGGCTGTCTTGGTGCGTACTTGTACGCAGCCGTTTTCGATCACTTCGATGCGGTCAACGATTTCAATTTTCTCAAGCATGATGCTCTCCTAGTATGACCCAAGAATCCACTTGGGTTTTGGTTTAACAATCGATTGCGCCAGCAAATTCTGGCTAAAAATTTGTTCTATGAACAAGTCATAGATGTAATATCCACCAACGTGGGATTTTCTGAGTTAAGTTCAGCAAACACAAGCGGAATATTTGTTGCTACGTTGAGTGTAACAATCAAATTCATGCCGCTGTTTGTGATTGATGCAACACCAACAGAAGACACTATTGTTATTGATCTGAGCAAGTTCAGACTTACAAAAGACACCTCGAATGCAAACGGCACAATAACTGTTGCATTGGCAGTTCCTGTAACGCCGTTGATCTTCAGGTAGTGTTTTGTGTTACTCGTGACTTGTGATGTGATTGGTATCGTGAGGATTGTTCCAGAACCGCTTACGTTGAACCCGTTGAATTTAATTACGCTTTCGCTTGTGAGCAAGTCACCAGTCAAGAACTGCTTGCAGTATTTGGCTACAGTCCCCTGACCAGCAAAAACAGTTCCAGTCATGCTGTGCGAACTGGCAAACACCATGACCGATTCTCTCGCACCGTATGCATTTTCGTCATAATTAAACGCAACAAGCGTTGCTATAGGCTTTGTTGGAAAATTGGTTGATACGTATGTGTTTGTCCAACTTTCAATGCGTGGATTGTTTACTGTTATAGAGGCAAAAAGCCCATCGGTATGGATTGGGCCAACTCCGTAATTTGGATAATTAGTGTAGTCTGGCTCATATGTAGAGCTGCAACCAAAACTAACAGGGGAATTGAGTGTGGCAAATCCACCCGTACATGAAATAAAACCATTTCCAAAACCATACTCAGCACCACATCCATTTAATGTCATTGTTGACAAAAACATGTTGTAAATACCATTTGCTGAATCTCTGCTTCCGTAACACTTATCGTATCCACCTGTAGGAATTTCGCAATTAATGTAATCTGCACCGCATGAATTTAGCGTTGAATATACTGTTTGCGCAAACAAATATCCATTTCCACAATTTTGCGCCCAGCAAGAATTAAAAGTTAAAGATGTTTTTCCAACGGCAGAATAAAAATTGTAGGCATCTTCTGTGTAGGCGCAAGTAATTCTATTGAATTCAACCATGTAAATGGTATCAGCAGCACGAAGTCCGCTATTACAACCATACAAACGAAGATCGCTAAAAATACCAGAATTAAAAGACCCAAAAAAGATGCCATCAATGGTCGAATTAGTATCTCCATTTAACGATAAGCCTTGAATTGTTACATCTCTTGCAGAAGCGTACATCAAAGCAGTGACCGCATAACCTTCGATGGTTTCTGGAGTGGTGTTGACCCTTGAAAAAACAGTTACGTCAACGCCAGCACCAATGATGTTTTTAAATCCCAGAAGTTGAATGGCCTTTGAAATTTTGTAAGTGCCTTCTGGAAAATAAATGCTTCCCGAAGAATCAACCGCATCTTGCACAGCATCTGTTACATCAATTAAACCAGTTTTTGCTTTAACGTCTGCAATTTGTGCAGGCGTCATGAAATCAAATGCGTTTGTCACCGCACCTGAAATCATGGAGTTTGTGACTTTTGTAAGCGACATATTATTTCCTTAAACTGTGTAAACAATAGTCAATAAAAGATATTTTGAAACACCTGCGGATATAGGTGTAAAAATTGTAGTCGTTGCGGAACGAATAGAAAGTCTTGTCGGATCAACAGATGCAACAGCAGAACAAATTAAAACATCAACGCCGAAATTTAATTGACCAACAACGCCATAAGACTCACCTGAACCTATGCCGTAAGGAATTCCACCTATTTGCATATTTCCTAATGCGCCTGTTGTATCGACAGCATTAAAAGATGCCGTGCAAGTAACTTGTCTTCCAATTTTTGTGTACTGCCCCGTTACAACAATTGGCGTTGTTGGCGGTGTAATTGAGGCTGTTAAAGTAGCGCTCCAAGTGCCTTCTTCATAGTCAGCAAACAACTCGCTTGTGCCTGTGCCAGCGGTAGCAGAAAAATCAATGCCTTGACCGTTGGCAACAATCAAGTTACCCGTGGACAACGTGACGTTGCCAGACAGCGTAGGCGCGGCAGAAAGCACCGTATTGCCAGTGCCTGTGCTGGTAGTCACACCTGTGCCGCCGTTAAGGACTGGCAGTGCTGTTCCTGATAAGGTAATTGCCAAAGTGCCGCTAGTGGTAACAGGCGAACCAGAAATTGACAAAAATGCAGGAACAGACGCCGCAACAGATGTCACAGTGCCGCCACCGTCTGTTACCCAGGTCGGAGCGCCCGCAGCATTGCTTTTCAACACCTGACCTGACGTACCCGCTACGCTGACCGCCATCGCCGAGCCGGTGCCGTACACCACACCGCCCGCTGTAGGACTGTTATCAAGGTTGTAATTAGCAATCGTTCCGGTCTGCACGACAGGTTGAAGGTACGCCCCCTGGATCGCTGCCTCTGCCGTTTCGAACCGCGCCATCATCGCCATAAGTTGCGCGGCGTCGAGCGTAGCCAAGAAGTTACCAGACTGGTCTTGGTACTCCGGCGAAATATTGTTATTGACCTCTTTGAGTATCTCGGTAAAGTCAGGCTGGTTTGGCGGTCCAAGTTGCAGTTCTTCAAGCGTAATTGCGTTAGTGCCGCCGCCAGTTAAGACGTAGAGGTTGTAGAAGAACCGATACCATTGCCGCGACAACAGCCCGGTGCGTTCGTCAATTAACGGGATGCGCGGCGCGGGGATTTGGGTAATGTCAAGCATTGGTCGGAGTAACGAACAACTCTGCGCCAACGATAGCAATTTTCACCGGGTCAGTGCCCGACACCTCGTACACCCGGTCCCGAATCTTCTCGGTCATGCCAAGCCGTCGCCAGAACGTGCGGTAGCCGTAGCTGCCTATCGTGCCCATCGATGCCCAATGCTCGTTCGACCATGTGTGGCCACCGTCATCCGACCAGCGCAGCATAACCTGCGGGTCGTAACCCGGCGCAGCGGCGTAGGCTTCCGTTTCTAGCGCATAGCCGTTATAGTCCTCGGCGGGTTGCACTTGAGTTACTAGCGGCTCGTTACCGTCATTAGCCTCAGTGACTAACTGGTCACCGGTTTGCGTAATAAGATAGCCTTGCACAAACTCGGCAACAATAATGTCCCCCGCTTCAGTAGCAAGGTCTTCGGCATCGTAAGCCGGATAAGCGTTAAGTCCTACACCTGTCTCAGCGTCGAGTTGCAACGAGTGGTGCGTGCTGCGCTTAAGGTTGTTCTCGCCCGGGCCTAACGCCCGCCAGGATCGCAGCCACTTCTGGATGTTGCTGTTGTCGGCGTATATGTCCAAGTCTAGCGTGTAGATGTTGCCGTTCTCAAAGTCGCCAACAACCGTGTTGTTTGCAAAGTTGCACTGGCAGTTCGACCTGTGCCGGATAAACGC